TAGGGGTACTCGGTCGTGGTGGTGTACCCGTCGACCACCCACACCATCTGGTCGTCGACCACGGCCGGATACATCTGGGAGTCCAGCGACAGGAAGGGCGCGACCTCGCGGACGCGATGCTGCGGATCGCGGTCGTAGAGGATCTGCGACTCCTCGTTGAGGTAGTTCGAGATCACGATGTTCGGGTCGCGGAACTTGATCGCGTACAGCAGCTGGTTGAAGAAGCTGCCGACGGCGGGGCCGCCGTCGCCCTGGAAGGTGTTGTAGACCTGCTCCCCGCCCTGCTCGTCATCCGTGCTGCCGCGCTGGTAGTCGAACTCCTGCGGCTCGGCGCCCTCGGGCGCTCCGACGATCGAGTAGTCCGGGGAGTGGCGCCCGAAGTACACCCGCTCCTCGTAGTCCCCGAAGGCGCCGTCGCCTGGCACGCCCGACTGCAGGAAGCTCGGCTCACCGTCCGAGTTGCGCCGGTTGCCGTGGGCGGCGGCGGTGCCGTAGCCGTGGGTGTAGGTGATGTGCTGGTCCACCCAGGAGCGGTCGCTGAGGCCGAACTTGTCCGGGCGCAGCTCGCGCACGCCGATCACGGTGTCCTGCAGCTCGCCGTCGATCTCGTAGCGGTCCACGCTCAGCACGTCGTCGAAGCCCCAGTAGCGGCGGTTCGCCTCGCGCTGCTCGAAGGTGGGCGAGATGACGTTGGGATCCATCAGGCGGATCTGCGCGGTCGTGGAGGCGTCCGCGCGCAGCGCGCCGGAGGTCGCGTCGGTGGTGGCCGTGTAGGGCACCTCCTCGACGCCGTCGAGGTTGAACGCGGTGCGGGTCGCGTCGATGTTGTGCTGGATGTAGGTCTGCTCGAGCGCGCGCTCGTTGGGCTGGACCTGGAACTGCTGGATCGCCCAGGGGTAGAGGTTGCCGACGGCGAGGGTCGACAGGATCATCAGCCCGGCGCCGATCGCGGGGATGCGCCAGTCGGAGCGGAAGATCCACACCACGAACAGGGCCGCGACCACGACGGCGGCGATCGCGAGGATCGTCTGCGCGGGCAGGATCGCGTGGACGTCCGCGTAGGAGGCGCCCTCGAAGCGGGTGTGGACGGCGGTGAGCAGGTCGTAGCGCTGGAACCAGTGCCCGGCGCCGAGAAGCAGCACGTAGATCGCCGCGAGCACGCCGAGGTGCCGGCGCGCGGTGCGCGTGACCTCGAGGCCGCTCTCCTGTCCCCAGCTCACGCCGCCGTAGACGAAGTGGCCGATGAGGGCGCCGACGATCGAGACGAGCAGCACGAACTGCCCGAAGGAGATGAGCACGTCGATCACCGGGAGGGTGAAGACGTAGAAGGAGATGTCGTTGCCGAAGATGGGATCGGTCTGCCCGAAGTCCTGGGGGTGCAGGAACAGCTGCACGTCCTGCCAGCGGCGGGACAGCGCGAGTCCGCCGAAGGAGCCGATCACGACCGGCGCGCCGTAGGTCAGGCCGCGGCGCAGCGGGTCCACCGCGGAGCGGAACTGCTCGAGCGCCTCCTGCTCCCGCGTGATCGGCGGGTACACGGGACGCTTCGTGTAGGCCATGCGCAGGCTCAGGAACAGCGGCACCGCGAAGACCACGAACCCTGCCACGAACAGCAGCGCCTGGGTCACCCAGCGGGTGACGAGCACGTCGGTGAACTCGAGCTGGTCCATCCACAGGTACTTCGTCCACACCTCCGAGGCGAGGACGAGCAGCACGACGAGCGCGCCGAGCACGATCACCGTGATCATCAGCGGTGAGATCTTCCGGGGCTCGCCGGAGCCTCCGTCGGGAGCAGGTCGGGGGCGCGGCCTCGGCATGTCGCCGAACTGGGCGGAGAAACTCACAGATAACCTCTGGTGCCTCGATGTCGGAGCGCACACGGGGCCCCGCGACATCGTGGGGTCCGAGAACGCGATCCGGGTACAGTGTGGTGCCGCCGTGTCGCGCGACGGTCACCCCATTCTGTCAGGCCGAACCTGTAAGGGACCTCTCGATCCGATGACGACTCCTGCCCAGGACCCGCTGGACGCCCCGACCGCCGCTCTGGCCGCCGCCGTGCTCGAGGTCGCCCGTCACGTCGAGGAGGGCCCGCTGGCCGCCCCGCGACTGTTCGCCCTCGCGCGCAGCACCGAGCTGATCGCCGCCTCGCCCGCTCTCGCCGCCCTGCTGGGGGCCGAGGGCGAGGGCGCCAACGCCCACGACGCCCTCCACCTCACGCCGATCGACCTCGACGAGTCGGCCTCCCCCTCCGCGCCGGCCACGGCGGATCCGCTCGCGGCGCTCGAGTCCGTGCAGTGGCCGGACCTCGCCGCCGGTGGGGCGATCGCCTGCGATCTCGCGCCGTCGGCCTGGTCGGTCCGGGACGGCGAGGACCGCACGAGCGGCGCGGCGCTGCCGTCGGGTCGGGCCCTGCGCGTGGTGGTCGCGGCGCTCACCGACGGCACGACCTGGTCGGCGGTGCACCGCGGCGACGAGGACGGCTATGTCCTCGGCGCCGCGCTGCTGCCGGAGATCTCCGCGGCGCTCGTGCAGACGCTGCAGTCCGGGGCCTGAGCCCCGCGAACCGCCCCGCGTCGGCCACTCGGCCGACGAGCTCAGAACGCCGGGGCGAGCGAGTCCTCGTCCTCGTCCGCATCGGTGAGCGCGTCCTCCGGGTCCGCGGAACCGGCGCTCGTGAGGATCTCCCCCGAGTCCGCGTCGACGTTCGGGACGTCCTTCGCCCGTAGGGGCCTCGTGAACACGGACGTGCCGAACGTGAGGTCATGGCCGATGGACTCGGCCTGCAGGTTCAGCGAGAAGCGAGCGACTCCGTCCTCCCCCGTCCACTCCGAGGTGTTCAGCCGGCCCGTGACCACCAGCGGCTGGCCCTTGCGGACCGAGCGCAGGACGTTCTGCCCCTGGCTCTTCCGTGCGAAGACCGTGATGAACTCCGTCCTTCGGTCGCTGAAGTCCTGCGAGGCGGTGTTGAAGTAGCGCCCCGTGACCGCGATCCTCAGCTTCACGGTCGTGGATCCGTCGTCCTGCCGGTGCTCGGTGGGGTCGCCGGTGACGTTCCCCATCAGCGTCGTGAGGGTTCGCCAACACGTACTCGGGTCAGGTGCGGGCTCGCATGGTGACGTCGACTCGCTTCTCGTCGTTGAAGTCGACGGTCACGCTCTGGACGGCGCGGGCGAGGAGCGCTCGCCGGTGCGCGGTGGGGAGGATGTCCCAGTCGGTGACGAGGCTGACGACGGCGTCGTGCATCGGGGGGACGACGGTCTCGGCGGCCGCGGCTTCGAGTGCCTCGCGGGCGAGGGCGAGCTTCTGCTCGAGCGCGGGTGCGGCGGCGGCGTAGGCGTCGGCGCTGATGACGTCCTCGGCGAGCTGCACGGCGAGGCGGCCGAGCGACGTCTTGTGCTGCTGGATCGTGCGCTTCAGCGCCGCGGTGTCCGCAGCCACGGGGCGCGTCTCGGGGATCGCGGTGGTCTCGATGTCCGCGGCGGTCTCGACGAGCTTGTCGTAGACGGCGTCCTCGACGGTCTTCGTGGGCACCTGGGCGTAGCTGTGCCTGCCGGTGAACCTCGAGGCGAAGCATCGGTAGTAGAACCAGCGACCGCGCGCCGATGCGCCGGTGAGAGCCCGTCCGCACACGCCGCAGCGCACGAGCCCGGCGAGGAGGTAGTCCGACGCCTCCCTCCGCGGGGCTGCCGCCCGGGTCTTCCGAGCTTGCCGGTAGGCCGCGTACTCGGCCTCGGTGATCAGGGGCTCGTGCGCACCGGGATGCCACACGCCCTGGTGATACACCCTCCCGACCGCAAACTGCCGATCCATGATCTGGCGGAGGTTCGCGGCGGTCCAGACGTTGCTGCCCGTCGCAGTCGGGATGCCCTGCGCGTTCAGCCACACGCACAGCGAGTACATCGTCTCCCCCGCGGTGAAGCGCCTGTAGAGCCCGGCGAGGACCGGCCCCGTCACGGGATCGGGCCGGAAAATCTTCCCCTCCGGGTCGTACTCGTACCCGAACCGCGGCTTGCCGTCGTGCGGGAGACCCCGGCGCACGCGCCGCGACTGCGCTTCCTTCCACTGGTCACCCGCACGCTCGGACTCGAACGCAGCGATCTCGATCATCATCCCGCGCGCGAGCCGCCCGATCGACGTCGAGGTGTCGATCGGCTCCGTGGACGACTCGATCCGTCCACCGGCCTGCTGCGCCCGGTCGGCCGCGAGATACCAGTCGAGCCGGTTCCTCGACAGCCGCGACCACTTCCACAGCAGGATCACGTCGACGTCGCCGGACTCCACCATCGACATCACGGCCTGCACCCCGGGGCGCGCGAACGTCCGCCCGCTGACGCCGGGGTCCGTTTCGAGCGCGACGACCTCGTACCCGCACCGGTCCGCGTACTCCCGGCACGCGGTCTCCTGCAGCTCGAGGCTGATGCTCTCCTCGCGGTACGTACTCTGGCGGACGTACACTGCGGCGCGCTCCCGCCGCCCCCTCTTCACCATCACGCTCTCCTCCCCCGGCATCGCTACTGCACGCCGTTGCGCTCGCCGGGGTGGGGAGCGTAGGGCGCGGCCCTCCGGCGCCGTGGGGCGCGCGGAGGGCCGTGGTCGTGCGGTTGGTCGGTCAGCGGACCGGCAGCGGAGTGAACTCGTCGGTGAACGAGCTCGACTTGGCGGACATCACGGAGACCTCGTCGGGGAGGTTGCCGGGCCCGACGAGCCACTGCTCGTTGCGCTCGCCCGGGTTCGCGGAGTCGTCCTCGATCTCCCATGCGAGGTCGTTGGCTGCGATGTCGGCGTCGGAGCCGTCGTCGAGGATCTCGTCCCACTCGACGGCCTGGTAGTTGAGGTTCTGGAAGGCGTACTCGTTGCCCTCCGCGTCGTACATGAACCACTCGTACATGCTGATCTCGTCGGTGCCCTCGCGGTTGTCCACGTCGAGGCGGATGTAGGTGACGGGCTCGGCGCCGACGAGCTCGCGCATCTCCTCCATCTTCTCCGGCCCCTCCACCCCGATCTCCGCCATTGCCTTCACCCCGGTGAGACCCTCGAGGTAGTAGGTCGAAGCAGTGGACATCTTCGAGTCCATGAGGGCGTCGAGGTCGAGGGAGACCTCTTCGCCGTCGAACTCGGCCACGTCGGCCAGGTCTTCCACCCCTCCCTCGTCGCTCACCGGCTCGTCCTCGGGGTTCTCGACGACGTTGCCGTCCTCGTCTTCAACGATCGGCCAGGAGTCCGACTCGTCGGTCGTCTGCTCAGCGCTGGCCTCGGCGCCGGCATCGGTTGGCTCGGAGCCACCGCCGCATGCGGCGAGCAGCAGGGTGGCGGCCGCGGCGAGTGCGGCGGCTCGGGCGGTGCGGTTCATGGTCGTGGTGCTCCTTCGAATGGGGTGGTTGATGGTTGGATCGTAGGCAGATTCTGGACGGCCGAACGGGGGCCGTAGTCCTTCCGTGACCTCCCTGGACGTGGAGTCGCTCACGCGCCCCACCACCCGGTGTCCTGATCGCCCTGGGTCTCGTGCTCGAGCAGCTCGGCCCACCACGGTGCCGGGACGGGCTCGCGGAGGTCGAGGCTGAGCTCGAGCTGCTCGGCGGGGCGAGGGTCGGGGGTCATTGGGTCTCGCTCCAGGGCAGGGAGTGGTGGACGTCGTGGGCGGCGCGGGCGATCTGCATCAGCTCGTCGGCGTGGAGCGCGGCGACCCGGGCGCGGAGGACCCGGACGGTCACCCAGAGCTCGTCGGCCAGCTCCTCCTCGGAGCGGGCCCAGCGCACGGCGGCGAGCAGGCGCGGCCATGGGATGAGTCGCCGCGCGGCCTCGCGGTCGACCTCGGCCTCGTGCGCGGGGGCGCACCGGCCGGTGTGGCCGTGCTCGAGGTGGATCAGCTCGTGGGTGAGGGAGCAGCGCCGCTCGACCTGGAGCAGGCGGCGCCGCATCCGGATCTCGTCGATCCCGTTGGTGTCCGCTCGGCGCCCGGGCGGGAGTTCATCGGTGTGCTCGACCTCGACGTGCGGCCAGTGCCGGCCGAGGACCCGCCACGGGTGGTAGATCGGGGCCGGTGCCGGGGACTCGCGCATGGCACTGGACCATAGGGCGAACGACCGACAGGTCAGCCAGCTAAGGCGAGTTCCTGTCGCATCATGCCGACCGCGTCGCGCATCTCGACGTCCTCGAACGCACGAATGTCGAGCGCCTCCCACGAGACCCGGGCGCTCTCGAACACCTCGCGCTGCGCGTTGGTCTTCGGCCTGTCGTGGATCACGAGTAGTGGCGCGTCCGCGACGACTCGGATGACGGCGTTGTCTCGGGTCTGGAGTTCTCCGCCCTCGTGGCGGAGCATCCGAACGAACCAGGCCCAGGCTTGGTGCTTCTCCGCGGTGTACTCGACGTTCGAGGTGGTGAACGACCAGGCATGGGCGAGTTGGAGGTGGCCCGGGGTCTGGGCGACGAGGTCAAAGGAGCCGCGCTGGCCGTCCGCCCGCGCTTGCGTCCGGCGGCGTGTGACCAGGTCGGGGTGCGTGCCCATGAGCAGGTCGTTCTCGAGGGCATTCACGAGTCGCGTCCTCGTCGTGTCTCGCGTCCGCCGTGCGCGTTCCTCGACCATCAGCGGGTAGATGATCTGGAGGCCCTGGGCGGCGCTGTCGACGGCCAGGCGTCGCGGGGCTGCGAGCTGCACGGCGTTGGACTGGTGCGCTCGTAGCCGCTCCACGTCGGCAAAGTTGAGGGGTCGCTGCCCCCACGCCTCGACGTCAGGGAGGAGGGCTGAGTCGACTCGGTTCCTGAGGGAACGGAGGAAGCTTGCGGCCCGTGCAGCGTCGCCGCCGAGGCTGTTCGCACGTCCGAAGTCTTCAACGAAGTCGAGCGCCCAGTCCTGGCGTTCGTCGTCGCCGACGAGCACGCCGAGGTTCACGAACTCGCCGCGGACGACGTCGGGGACCCAGCGGATGGTCCAGTAGTGGTAGGTCATGCCCGGCCTCCCTTCGTGATGCTTGTGCCGAGTGCTCGGGCCCGTGCGGCGGCGCCGCGACGGCGTGCGTACAGGGTCTCACCGAGTGCGCCGAGGAGTCCATTGTCGGGCTTCCATTCGGGAGGGACGTTCGCCACGGCTGCTGCTATCTGTTCAGGCGCTACGGCCTCGAGGGCGGTCGCCGCGCTATAGAACTCCGTGGCGCTGATCCCTGGTGGGATCGTCCCTTGCAGTGTCCATGCGCCCTCTGCGGCGGTACGTATGCCCTCCGGGGTCCATGCGCCTGGACCGGCGTCGAGCCACAGGCCGTGGTCGAACGACCAGATCGTGCTGTTGGCGTCATCGTCGTGCAGCCATTGCGCGTCGGTCCCCATCGCCCAGTCCCAGAGGACGAGAAGCCGGGGGATGCGACGTGCGTTGTCGTCTCGTCGAGCAAACCGAAGCTCGTCGACCTGCTCGGTGGCGTTCTCGATGAGCAGGGAGCCGTGCGCGAGGCCGGACGGTACTTGACGCGGCTGGTCCTTGCCGTACGGGGTACCCACAAGGGCGGGTGGGATGCGGAGCCGACGGGTCTCTCGAGTGGGCGCGTCGATGAGCGGGGCGATGGCCGCGACGATCGTCTCGGCAACCAGGGTCTGCGTGCCCTGCGGGTTGCCGGGAAACTTGACCCAGTACTGCTTGTCGTCATCGGCGAGGAACAGCATCGGGGCGCTGCCTGCACCGCTCCGTGCGAGCTCGCCGACGAGGGTCGGCGCATCGTTCGCCTGATCGGGCGAGGAACGCAGCTCGGTGATCGCCCGCGCCCAGTCGAACGGGGCCCCATTCAAGGTCATGCCGGCTCGTCACTCCCTGTGTCCTGGGACTCCTCCCCGCGCGCCGCGGCGCGGGCGTCGTCGGCCTCGAGCAGCGACGGCCCGGAGTCGTCGGCGGCGCGGTCGAAGTCGGCCCGCGTCAGCCGGCGTCCGCCGGCGCGTGGGGTAACCCCATCTGGCTGAGGCGGATCTTCCATGCTGTCGCTGCCGCTCGCTGCGGAGCCGGCGCGCTGTTCCTCGTCCTGTTCACCCTGCATCTCCCGTACGACCGCGAGGAGGATCCTGCGGTCCCGTTCGGAGAGCTCAGGGTCCCGTGCGATCGCGACGGCGGCCCGGCTCTCGGCTGACCCGATGTCGTGAACGCCCATGGTCTCGAGCGCAGCCGTGGCCACGATCCGCTCGGGCAGATCCAGACCGACCGCCAGGGCGTGGATGGTCTCGATCGTGATCGACCGGATGCCTTGCCGCTTCAGCTTCCCCAGGTACGCGTTCGACAGCGGAACCTGAGCCCGCTCAGCGCGCCGAGCGATCTCTCGCATCGTCCAGCCCTTCGAGTCCTCCACGGACTGGATGAGCTGACCAAGCGGGTGTAGTGCGTTCACGGCGGCAATCCTCGGGTGGCAGGAGAAGGTACGCCAATCGCTGGTCACCGACACGCAGGAACCAGGTGGGCACTAGAAGTTTCTCAGATTGTTGTGCCGGTAGTCGGCACCCCAGCGCATCGGCAACATTCTGGCGAACACTCGGGGCTTGCGCATGGACACTAGAGGGTGTCTACTAGATACTGACAGTGGACACTCGACCACCCGGAGGATAACGTGCACCTTGTTCACACCACCCCCACCGTTGGAGCGATCTGGATGGAACTGATCGACCGCGACAAGCTGGTACGTCGCATGACCAAGCTCGGCGTCTCGCAGCGCGAACTCGCCCGCGCCGCCGGCTGGAGGTCGCACACGTATATGCGCCGCCTCATCAGCGGAGAGGCGAAGACCCTGAACACCGATCCGGCACTGCGCATCGCGCACTACCTGCATCTCGACGTCGACGACCTTTTCGTGACCCGAGTGACCACCGATAGGACGCACTCGCACACCCCGGAGAGGACCCATGCGCGCCGAGCCGACGCGGCCGAGTCGCGTGGCGCTCGCCGGAAGCAGGTGGCGTGATGCGCGCTCTGCCCGTCAACCACGGAGGTACTCAGTGCTCGACCTTCTCCAAGGCATCGCGATCGTCTGCATCGGCGTCTCGGTGTGCATTCAGGGATGGATCTTGCGGCGGATGCTGCGGCGCGAGGGGATCAGCCGTTCACGAGAGGTCCACCATCGTCGTCGACCAGGTTCCGAGCGCTGACCGCCAGGTCACGCGAACGGACACCTGTTCCGCTTCTGCCTTCTCCCGCATCCGGGCTTCCATCGCGTCCGCCGAGTCCTGCGAGGCCTTCAGGAGCTCCCACCGAGCGCGCTGCTCGTCGTTCATCTGGCGGAGCCCCGGTGGGGTGAGGCCCGTTGGGAGCTGCACCCCCTCAGGAGGTTCGTCGGGCACCCGTGGCGTGATCCGTGTCGGCAGGTCGACGGGCTCGGGGCCCTCAGCTCGACGGGTGGGGAGCACGGCGTTTATCTCGTCTCCGAACAACGCAGTGGCCCGTGTGCGGGAGACGAAGTCGCGCCCGTCCCAGACGTCGACGGTCACCTCGAACGCGGGGTCGATGCCTTGGTTCGTCACCCAAACCTGCCCGGGCTCGCTCTCGCCTGCGTACCACTCGACGACCGACCGCTCCGTCGCGCGTCGCTCTGCTCGGCGGGACAGCACGAGCGACGGCACCGTCACCGCGAGCGTCGCTCCTCCGACGAGCAGGCCCACTCCGCTGATGACCCATCCGACCCAGTCCATGGCCGAAATCTACCCGGCAGTGCCCACCGCGACCTGACCTATCTCGACGACCAGGAGCCCCGTCATGACCATCACCCCGATCCGAGCGCCCCGCGCGACCGTCCCGGTCCGCCCTCTCGCGCACCGGTCCCCCACCGAGGCCGAGCTGTTCCCCTTCCTCGACCAGGTCGAGGTCTGCATCTACTGCGGTCGGTTCCAGACCGACGAGCAGGCCGAGCAGCGCGGTGCCGAGCACATCCAGCGCGACCTCGTCGCGGTGCACCGTGCGAGCGAGGCCCTCATCCGGGACTTCGGCGTCCCCCACCCCGGCTACCAGCACGACGTGTACGACCTCCTCTGCGAGCTCGACAACGCCGTCTACGCCGCGGCCGCCGCGCCGCTCGTCTTCGAGCCGGCGGTGACCCGATGAGCGCCTACTCGGACGCCCTGATGGCGTTGGCAGCACAGCTGCGCAGCTCTCGGGAAGTCAGCGCTGAGCTCCCGCGGAGCGCCCGGTTCGAGGGACTGGTCCTCGGTCGGGCGGACGCGGTCAGGACTCTTCTGGACCTGGCACCGGCCACCGTTCCCGCTCGCGTCATCGCCGCGGCCCGAGCCGAGCTCGCCGCGCTCGACGCCGAGGTCCCCGCCCAGTCCTGAACGCAGGAGCGCCCCCGCCATGCAGGGCGGGGGCGCGTGATCCCAGAAGGGAACAATCCATGTCCGACCTTACCCCCTCCACCCCGCTGGCGGCCTCGCCGTTCGACGCGATCAAGCGCACCCGGCCCCATGGTGCAGAGTTCTGGTCCGCCCGCGAGCTGATGCCGCTGCTCGGCTACTCCGCGTGGCGGAACTTCGAGGTCCCGCTCGATCGGGCCCGGAAGTCGGCCGAGGCGCAGGGCCACGTGGTCTCCGAGCACTTTGCGGGATCCCGCAAAGTCGCCTCGAGCGGGCCCAGCATGGCCGACGTCGAGCTCTCCCGCTTCGCCGCCTACCTCGTGGCGATGAATGGCGACCCGAACAAGGCCGAGGTCGCCGCGGCGCAGTCCTACTTCGCGATCCGGACCCGCGAGGCCGAGGTCGCCCAGCCCGCGCCCGTCGCGCTCCCTGGGCGCCGAGAGCTTGCGCAGATGGTGCTCGAGGCCGAGGACCGCGCTGACCGCGAGGCGATCGCCCGGGCCCGCGTCGAGTACGAGCTCGAGCAGCAGCAGCCCGTCGTGGACTACCACCAGCGGTTCGTGGCGGAGAGCCAGGACATCGTCACGATCGACAACTTCGCCTCGCAGTACGGCACCACGGGCCCGAAGGTCCGGGCGCTGATGAAGGAGAAGGGCGTCGCCGTCCGCCGGCAAGTCGGTGCTCGCTGGTCGCACAGCAAGCAGGCGATGGAGGACGAGTACGAGTGGCGGCCCCGCCAGGGAGTCCTCTCCTCGGAGTGGTTCGTTCTGCGCCCTCAGCACAACGCTCCGCGCCTCCACAACGGGCAGGTCCGCCAGACCCTCTACGTCCTGCAGTTCCACGTCCAGCACCTCGCGACCAAGCTCGGCCTGACCGCGCCCGCGCTCGATGTCCAGAGCCGGGGTGACGCGGCATGAGCGATGAGCAGTACGAGGCAGCCATCGAACTGGACCGGATCCCGATCACCCGCCACTCCCCCGACGACGACCTCCTGTCCATCCGGATCTACGTCGCGGAGCCGATCGGCGCCGGGGACCACCACTTCAACATCACCCCCGCTCAGGCGAACAGGCTCGCCGCCTTCATCGAGGCGATCCGATGAACACGCACGTGCGCGGCCGGCGCCGCGCCACCGCCCTGTCTCCTCGCGCGCTCGCGCGCGACATCACCAACGGCGTCGTCGAGGACCAGCTCGGACCGCGCCCCGCTCGGCACAGGAAGGACCCGTCATGACCACGACCCAGATCCAGCAGCAGGTGCAGGCGGGGATCGACGCGCGTCTCTCGGTCACGCCCCTCGAGGGCGACGAGCTGAAGCGGATCCTCGCGGCCGCGGGAGCGAGGATGCTCGGCCTGGACGGTGCAAGCGTCGAGGAAGCAGCCCGGCAGGCGGTCTGCGCAGGCGGCCCGTCCGTGGAGGAGCTCGAGCAGCGTATCCGTGCCCGTCGCGCCGCGGCGGCTCACCGGAATCGGGTCGCGGCATGAGCGGCCGCATCCTCCCCTTCCCCACCGGCCGCCGCGCTCCCCGAGCGACGGTCACCCGCGCCGGATTCCGCGACGACGACGTGCGCTTCATCGTTGGCTGCGCATGCGGGTTCTCCCGCATCGAGCGCATCGCCGCGGAGGCGTCGCGGGTGAAGCGCGCGCACGACGCCGAGCACCGCGCCACCGAGGCCGCGCACCCCGCCGGCAAGGCCCGCCCGAGCGGGGGTGACCCCGCATGAGCGCGGTCCTGCTCTTCGTCGCGACGTTCCTCGTCCAGCTCGTCCTCGCCTCCGTCGCCGCCGCCGTCCTCCTCCTCGTGGTGTGGGTGCTGTGGGACTGCCTGGCCGGCCCCTCCGCGGGCCTCGCCGCCGAGAACCGGCGCCGCGCTCGCCGGGAGGTGCATGGCCGGTGAGGAGTCGTCGCCCCGGCACTCCGCGCCCTGCGCGTCCGGCACCGGTCTGTGAGGACTGCGGTGCGGACGTGTGGTGGGCGTGGGGGCTGCACGGGAAGGTCTGGACCCCGCTGGTCCCCGAGCGGTACGCGCTCGAGGGCGGGGTCGGGCTGTTCCAGGTGTGGCGCGATCAGCACGGCGGGCTGCTGTGCAAGTCGTGGCCGCCCGGACAGCGGGGCGACATGGAGCAGTCGTGGCGCGGGAACCACCACAACGCCCGGTGCGGGCGGTGGCGGGACGAGGTCACGGCGGGGCTCTGCCGGGAGGTCGCTGCAGCGGTCCCGGTGATGGAGGACAGGGACCTGCTTGCGCTTGGCCATCGGCTGCGCGAGCTCGGAGACGGGATCTCCGCACAGATCAGACGCCGCGCCATGGAGGCGGGCACAGAGCAGGAGGAGCAGGAGTGATGGAGCAGATCCAGATGGTGCACGTCGATGTGCTGCACCCGCATGAGCAGAACCCCCGCATCGACGCCGCGCAGGTCGAGGACCTGACCGAGTCGATCCGGGAGCACGGCGTCGAGGTCCCCCTCGTCGCGGCGCCCGAGCCCGACGGCACCGAGGGCTACGTCGTCCTCGCCGGCCACCGCCGCCTCACCGCGGCTCACGCTCTCGGCCTCGCCGAGGTGCCGGTGCAGGTCCGCGACGACCTCACGGACCCGAAGGCGCAGCTGGCGTTCATGGCGACGGAGAACATCCTCCGCGACCAGCTGACCGCGGTGGAGGAGGCCCGCCTGGTCCAGGACATGCTCGACCTCGGCATGACCCAGGCCCAGGTCGCGAAGCAGACCGCGCTCGGCAAGCAGCGCGTGAAGGATCGGGCGAAGCTCGCGAAGCTCGCCAGCGACACCGGGGAGAAGGTCCACCGCGGCCAGATCACCGTCGACGACGCCCTCGTGATCGCGGAGTACAGCGACGACCCCGAGGCCGTGGAGGAGCTCGAGGCCGCCGCCGGCACCTACCGCTTCGACTGGGAGGTCTCCGCAGCGCGCCGCCGTCGCGAGGAGCGCGCCCGGGCCGCGGCCTCCCGGAAGGAGGCCAAGAAGCTCGGCCTCCGCGTCTCCGAGAAGGGCGTCGGACTCACCACTCTCGTGGAAGCGGGCGTCTGGGGCACACCCGCGATCGAGGAGGCGGCCGAGGCCGGGCTGCACACCGGCGAGGAGTGGGTCTCGCTGCTCACCGACGAGCACGCCGCGTGCCCCGGGCACTGCGGCGTGATCATCACCGATGCGGGTGTTCGCGTCCCCGTGCTGGGCGCGGTCCCGGTCGGCACTCTCGTGATCGCCTGCGACCAGCAGGAGTCCCTTCACCCCGCCGACGGCGCGGCCGACAGCACCGACCCGGAGCCCGAACCCGCGGACCCGTGGGACGACCTCGATGCCGACGACTTCGCCACCGCGAAGATCCACCGCGAACGCCACCTCGCCGCCACACTGCCCGACCTCGACACCGCCGACGTCGCAGTCAAGCACCTGGTCGCGAAGCTCGTGAAGCAGGGCTGGACCGGGTACGGCGACAACCAGGTCTCCATCGACCTGCTGCAGGCCCTTACCGGCAACGAGGGCAAGACCAAGGTGACCAAGGCCCTGTCCACCTGGCCGCTGTCGCTTCTCGTCTGGCTCGAGGCGGACTGGTGGGGTATCAAGGCCGACCACAAGTACATGGGCGAGGGCCGCCAGGGCTCCTCGTACTGGGGCGCGAAGGGCACGCTCCGCCAGCTCCTCGAGCGCACCGGGTACCAGTGGACCGACGTCGAGCAGCAGGCGATCCTCCTCGCCACCGGCATCCCCCACGCCGCCGACCCCGACGCCCCCGCGACCGACGGCGCCGAGGCGCTCGCCGAGGGCGGTGAGGCGGCATGAGGACCTCGCTGTCGTTCGAGGTGTACGGCCTCGAGTTCTGCCGGATGCTCGGCGCGGTCGGCCTGTTCCAGGCCTCGCCGAAGGACTTCGCGTCCTACGCGGCGGTGCGCTGCTTATCCCGGCACGACGGGCTGTCGCTCGCGGCGCTGAACGGTGGCGCCGCGGCGGCCGGGCTCGTGCAGACCGAGGACGTGGAGGGGTTCGGCGCGTTCTCGATCCCGTTCGCTCAGGTGAAGGCGATCCTCTCGGTCTTCAAGATCACGCTCCCGAAGGAGGTCTCTGCGCAGGAGTACCGCCTCGCGGTGGAGGTCTCGGATCGGCAGATGACGATCCGGGACGTGTCGGGCCTGATCGACGGATCGTCGCTCACGGTCGATGTTGCGGAGGACCCGGCGACGCTCGAGCGGGGCGACAAGACCTCCGTCGATCTCGTGCACCAGTGCTTCGGCGTGGTGCAGCGCGGCCTGGACCCCAAGCCCCCGGTCGCCCTGGACTCGGGCATCTTCTTCTCCCCCGTCCAGTTGGGCCGGATCACGCGCGCCGCGGTCGCGCTCGGCGTGGAGCTGCACGTGCGGATGCTCGGCCGGATGCTCGTCGCGCCCCTGGCCGAGGACTTCGTCGCCTACGTCCCCTCGAGCGAGCACCGCGAGGACGAGGAGAGCCGCGCGCCGTGGATCGACGAGCGCGCGCTCGCTGAGTGGCGGGACCGGCTGCGCGAGGTCATCGACGAGGGGGTGATCTGAGTGCTCCGCATCGACCGCAAGCTCGTGTTCCTCGACATCGAGGCGACGTCCCTGGACGTCCACTCGGCGCGGCCGTGGGAGGTCGCGCTGATCGAGCGCTGGCCGGGCGGGCAGGAGCGCCGCACCTGGATCCTCGTCTCGGACGTCGACCTCGAGGGCGCGGACCCGGTCGCCCTCGCCGTGGGCCGCTTCGAGGAGCGGCACGTCTCGGATGGGCGGGCCCGGTGGCTGTCGGAGGAGATGACCGCGCTGTGGCTCTCGCGCCGCCTCACCGAGGGCTGCACGGTCGTGGGCTCGGACGTCGCGGGCTATGACCTGCCGATCCTCGCCGGCCTGCTGGGCCGGCACGGGTTCGTCCCGGCCTGGCATCACCATCCGATCGACCTCGTCACCTGGACCCAGGCCCGCGAGGCCGGGTCCCCGTTCGCGACGGTCGGCCTGACCGAGGGGTCCTACGAGCTGTCCCGGATCGCGGGCGCGCAGCCGCCGGCGAAGGCCGACGCGCACACCGCGCTCGGCGATGCCCTGTGGGCGCGCGCCTGGTGGGACGCCCTCACCGACGGGATGGTCGCGCGATGACGGGCCCCTCGCTGGCCCGCGCGCCCAGAGTGGTCCGGGAGTGCACTCACAAGCACGCCCGTCACGAGCACGGCACCCCGACGATGTACAAGCTCGACCGCTGCCGGTGCGTGCCGTGCACGGACGCCGCGGCCAACGCGGAGCGGCGCCGCCGCCTGGACGCGCACATCGGTGCGGCGCCGCGCCGGGTCGATGCCGGCCCGGTCCGTGCGCACATCGCCGAGCTGCAGGCGCAGGGCCTCGGCTACCGCCGGGTCGCAGCGCTAGCGGGCCTCTCGGCGTCGACGATCGCGAAGATCATCAACCGGGACCCGTCCCGGGCGGATGGTGCTCCGCAGCTTCGCGTGGCGCCGGAGACGGCCCAGCGGATCCTCGCGGTCCGGGCGTCGCTGGACGTGGTCTCCGACGGCGCGGTCGTCGACGGGACGGGCACGCTGCGGCGTCTCCGCGCGCTGCATGCGCGGGGCTGGTCGCGCCGCGGGCTCGCGGCCCGGCTCGGCGTCGAGCACAACGCTCTCGCGCACATCGAGCGGACGGGGACGGCGTCGGGGCGGCTCGCCCGCGCGGTCCGGGATCTGTACGAGGAGCTGTGGGACCAGGCGCCGCCTTCGGCGACCCCGCGCGAGCGCGCCGCGGTGACGCGCACGCTCCGCTGGGCCGAGTCGCACCGGTGGGCTCCGCCCGCCAGCTGGGATGACGACCGGATCGACGACCCGGCCGCGCGCCCGCTCGGGGTCCGCGCTGATGCGTGGGAGGTCGCGGCATGACCGGCCGGCCGCGCACCCGCTCTCCCGAGCCCGCGACGTGCGACTGCGGGCGCGAGTCCCATGTCCACGGGACTGCGGCGATGTACCAGGACCACCGGTGCGGGTGCACGCCCTGCCGCGACGCCTACGTCGAGTACCGCGCCGGGACCCGTGGGTTCAGCGAACGCCCCCCCCACGCCGGTCTCGGGCATGTTCGTCGCGACGTTCCCGTACTACGGCGGTCTGACCCGGCAGCGCCTCGCCCGGCATGTGCGGTGGCCGTTCCTCGAGCTCGCCCAGCTGCACGGCGTCGAGCTCCTGCCCGGGGACCCGGCGATCCGGGTCGACCGCACGGGTGCCGGTGAGTTCGTCGTCGTGTCTCAGGCCGCGGTGTCCCGCGAGCCCCTCGTCGAGGTGCGGCGCCGTGCGCAGGAGATGGCGTACGAGCACGAGCAGGCCCACCCCCTGCTCGCGAGGTGGATCACCCAGCAGCTCGAGCAGAAGGAGAAGGCCGCGTGATGGAGGACTACCTGAAGCCGGCGCCGTGGATGGCCGAAGGGCTCTGCCGGGAGGTCGACGGCGATCTCTGGTTCCCCGAGGTGGGGTTCTCCGGCAAGGAGGCGAAGCGGATCTGCCGCGCCTGCCCGGTGCGGGAGCAGTGCCTCGCTCTCGCGCTCGAGCAGGGCGAGCAGGGGATCTGGGGCGGGACGTCCGAGCGCGATCGCCAGCGCATGAGGCGAGAGGCGGCGGCGTGATGCAGGTCGTCCACTCGATCCCGTCCCGCGAGGCGTGCCGCCACGACCGGGACCTCGACTGCCCGTGCCGGCCCTCGCAGACCGTCACCGCGGCGCCCGGTGCCCAGCCGGCCGTCACCGTCACCCACCACCCACTCCCGAAGGCGCCGCGATGATCCCTCGCCGCTCCCTCCTCCGCGCCACCGCGTGGGGCGCCCCGACCGTCCTCGCCGCCGTCGCCGCGCCCGCGATCGCCGCGAGCACGCTGCGAGACGTCCTCGCCTTCACGAACCTCACCGCCACCGTCGGTGCCGAGCCCTGCGCGATCTACACGAACACCCGCGTGCGGACCCGCGACGGCCAGCCGGTGCCGGGCCTGGTGCTCACGGTCTCGATCGGGCCGGACGCCCGCACCACCGAGCACGCCCTGGACCCCTGGGGCGCGACGGGCCTCGTGCAGCACGTCTTCGCCGAGCAGCCGACCGGCGACCCGATCACCGTCCACTTCCGTGCCGAGGCCCCTGGCGTCCAGCCCATCCACGGCACGGCCACCATCACCCCACCCGCGTGGTGGAGGAAGGAGAGCGCCCGATGAGCCCGCAGAGGATCCAGCAGCGCCGCACGAAGGGGTGGCGGAAGCCCGAGGGCGCGGTCGCCGTCGGCCGACCGACGAAGTGGGGCAACCCGTTCTCGGCGATGGAGTGCGCCCGCCGCTTCCCTTCGCTCACTTCCGAGCAGGTGGCCGGATTCATCGTGAACCAGTTCCGCTACGACCTCTACGTCCTGCACCCCGAGTACCCCGGCCCCGGTCAGATCCTCACCGAGCTCCGCGGGAAAGACCTCATGTGCTGGTGCCCCCTCGACTCCCCCTGTCACGCCGATGTCCTGCTCGAACTCGCGAATGGAGACCCCCGATGACCCTCACCCGCTTGTACCTGGCCGCGCTCCATCACGCCGCGACCCAGTACGCCACCGCCCTGGCCCTCGCCGCTGCCGCGCTGACCGCGGTCGGCCTCGCCCTCGGAGGAGGAGCCTGATGACCGACAAGACCCTGACCACCGGACAGATCATCACCCTCGGCGACGGCCGACTCGCCTGCGGCATCGGCGAGGTCTACGAGGCCCTGAACGGGCTGCTCGACGACGACCTGATGACGCACCAGCTCCCGCGTGCGGGCCGCTTCGTCGAGCCTCACGTCCGCGAGGCGTGCCCGTGGGTCGCTGTCCTCCCGCCGCTGGACCTCGACGCCGTCCCAGACGCCGGGAAGGAGGAGGCGGTGCTCGGGTGGGTCGAGCAGATCAGCGCCGAGCACGGCCCCCTGCACGAGGTGCCGGACCTGTCCGGCCAGTGGATCCACTTCGACCCGATCGACGAGGCGGGCGCGATCTTCGGCCCCGACCGCGTGATCCCCATCATCCTGCCCGGAAGCGAGGACCAGGCATGAGCGACAGGACCCTCGGCGCGTACCAGCGCCACGAGAAGCACGACGCCGCCGACTTCGCCAAGGCGCGGTTCGCGACCGACTCGCACGGGGGGAAGGCGTGGCGTTCGAATGCGGGCCTGTGGCACACCTCGTGGGGGTTCGTGTACTCCGACGACGAGATGGCCGCGGCGGGCTGGTCCCCGGTGCGGGAGTGCCCGGACCCCGAACTGCACGACATCGTGGCGCTCTCGCGCGCCATCGCCGCGGTCACCCCGTGCTCGTGCTCCGCCCAGCGTGCCCTCGCGGAGAAGGCCGAGAAGGAGCGGGACGAGGCGCGGCGGGAAGCGGAGTCCCTGTCCCGGCAGCTCCACGACGCCCAGCATGACGCCGACATGAGCCGCTCGGAGCTGGAGGCCGAGCCCCGCCCCCTCACGCCCGCCGACATCACCGACGAGATGGTCGAGCGGGGACGCACTGCGTATCCGCACGGCTCCGAGCGGCTGATCCGCGCGATCCTCACCGCCGCGTTCACCGTCCCGGCTCGACCCGAGGGAGCCGAGGCGTTCGACCCGATCGTCGACGCCGCGATCCGCGGCCACTCCGACATCACCTCCCCCGACGTCGTCCACGCGATCAGCGACGCGCTCGCCGAGGAAGCACTCCGCGACCCATCCGGGCCCGAGACGGCCGCGGCCGCACGGGCGTGGGTCGCCCATATGCCCGTCAACGACTTCGAGACCGAGCCCGGCCGGCGCCTCATCGGGTGCTCCTGCGGGGTGCCCGGCCGATGGGCCAACGACGGCCACCAGCAGCACCGGGCCCACATGTCCCTGCTCGCCGCGCGCAAGGCACGCGCCGCGGGCGGTGATCAGCGATGAGCGCGACGGCGCAGTTACTCGAGCAGCTCCGCGGGCACTACATCGCGGAGACCACCCAGCCGGGCGCGCGCCGGGGCGGGGTGTTCGCGCATGAGGTTTCGCCGAACGGCTCGTGGGGCGGTCCGGGGATCCGGCGCGCGGACGCGCTCTACGCGGGCTTCACCTCGGCGTCGGGGCGGATCCTCGTCGGCCACGAGCTGAAGGTTTCGCGCGCGGACTGGCGGGCCGAGCTCGCGAAGGTCGGGAAGGCCGACGCCTGGGCGGACGCCTGCCACCAGTGGTGGATCGTCGCGCCCTCGACCGAGGTCGTCCCGCCCGAGGAGCTCCCCGACGGCTGGGGGCTGATGCTCCCGCCCCGCACCGCGCGCGGCCGCCGCATGCAGATCGCGGTGAAGGCCCGCGTGAAGACCGACTACAACCCGCCGTGGTGGGCCGTGCGCTCGCTCATGGCCCGCCTCGAGACGCTCGAGCACGAGCAGCGCCACGACGAGATCCAGCGCATCGTCCGGGCCCAGGTCGCCGAGCGCACCGCGCACCTCGAGAAGCGCAAGGCCCCCACCCAGGCGAGCCTCGAGGACCAGCACCGCCTCGACGACCTCACACGCCTGGAGAAGGAGCTCGGCTTCGAGCTCGCATCCTTCCGGTCCGACCTCGAGAAGCGGCAGATCAGCGTGCGCGACTTCCAGCGCGCCCTCCGCCTCGCCGCCGCGACCGGCGCCGAGGCCGGACGCCTGGGCAACCTCCGCTACTCGATCAAGCACCTCCAAGAGGCAGCGACTTCCCTCGCCGAGACGGTCCCCGAGATCGAGCGCGCGCTCGCCGGGGGCGGTGAGGACCGGTGAGCCGCCACCGCCCGGGCGCGCGGGTCCGGCTGCGCCGCGGCCGCGTCGCGCACCTCGTCGCCCAGCACGGGGATCCCGACGACGGCGCTCGCTTCACCCTCTGCGGTATGCCCGTCCTCTTGGACGACATGGCCGCGCTCAGCACCGATCCCGACTGCCAGGGCTGCTACTTCCGCCCCGCCGTCCGACCCCGAAGGAGCCCCCGTGCGCGACGTTCATGAGGACCCGCACCCGTACGCCGGCGAGGTCGTGCCGCTGCTGATGAAGGAGTCGAAGGTCGGTGACGAGAAGCCGGCCGCGATGTTCCGCATCACCGACTGGGCGGACCGCGTCTACGGCAAGCCGTGGCGTCTGCACCGCTCCCCAGGCGTGCTGCTGTTCAGCCTCCGCGCGCAGGGCCTCGGGCTCCCGATCACGGACGACAACGTCCTCCACGGCACCCTCCTGGGCCTGCCGATGCTCATCCACACCCGCGAGATCGATTGGAGCCGACTCTGATGGACCCCAAGCTCAAGAAGCACGTCAAGGACCGCCCGTTCGCACTGTCCGCTGCCCGGATCGCTGAGGACGTGAGCCGGACGCCGCTGCGTCCTGAGCAAGCTCAGGTGGCGTCCACAGCGATGATCGCGTGGGCGATCCTCGACCACGCCGACGCCGTCCGCGAGCTCACCGCCGCGCTCGAGCGCGAGGACGGTGACGCATGAGCACCTCGACGATCTACGTCCCGACGCCGATCACCAGCGCCGAGCAGGCCGAAGCACTGCCGGTCGGGACGATCGCGCTCCTCGGCCCGGAGCGGCCCGCCGCCTTCGAGAACGCCGCCGCGGTCAAGGTCGGCCCCGAGGAGACCTCGGAAGGCGTGCCCCTGTGGCTGGTCCGTTCGCAGTGCACAGCTGGCGACGCCCACATGGTGGGCTGGACGGCGCTCGTGCCCGTCGAGGTCGAGGTCGAGCAGCTCCGCGAGACCGGTGGCCGTCGCCGCCTGAAGACCCTCTTCGTCAGCCCGTGGAGCGAGGACGCAGCATGACCACCCTGTACCGGTCGGTGGTGATCGAGTCCGCTGAGCAGGCCGAGGCGCTACCCATCGGGACGCCCGTCGTTCACCACCCGCGCCACGGCATGGAAGACCAGGCGGGCATCCGGGTCCGCGGTGGCTGGGAGTTCACCGGCACCAATCCCGACACCTTCGGCCATCAGGAGGCGGTCGGCATGGAGGCCCTCGTGCCCATCGAAGCAACCGAGGAGTCGATGCGTAGCCCCTCCACGCCGCTCGGAGACGCGATCCGGCGCGTAGCAGGCCGGGAGCCGATCACCCTTCGCCGCCTCGTCACCCCCTGGGAGGAAGCATGACCACCATCTGGGTCCAGACGCCCATCGAGAGCACCGAGCAGATCAGCCTCCTCCCCGACACCGCGATCCTCACCACCCCCGGCACCGACGGCCCGCCGATCGCGCTCGTGCGCGCCGGCGAACTCGACGGCCATCCCGTCTGGGAGGTCACCGGCCGACAGGAGATCGAGTTCGAGGCACGCCTCATCCACTGGGGCACTACCTGGATCGCCCTCACCCCCACCGAGGTCGAGGTCGAGCAGATCCGCGAGACCACCCGCCGTCGGCGCCGCAAGACCCTCTACATCACCCCCTGGCAGCACAGTGCGCACGCCACCGACCCCGGCGACGACGCCGAGGCGCTCGCCGATTGCGCGGACCAGGCATGAGGGCGGAGCAGCGGCGCGTGGGTCGGCGTATCCGGCGCGCGGAGCGTCGTGCGCGGTCGGCCTACAGCGAGAGGCGGGCCCAGTACGTCGTCGTCACGATCACGCCTGAGCTCGAGGGGTTCCAGGCGGCGCTCGGCGCGGCGCTCGCTCGGCTCGAGTCCGTCTCCGGCGCTCCCATGGACCAGCTGGCCGCCGCGCTGCGCCGCTTCGCGCGCACCTTCGGCGAGCCCAGCCCCCGGCCCACGCGGCCACTGATCCACAACGGCCGCGCCCCGAGAGGGAGGAGGTGATGCGAGATGCCGAGAGATCTGCGGTTCCTGTGACCGGGTGATCAACCCCGTCACGGGCGAATGTTCATGCAGCGACTGACGAAGGAGTGGGCCTGTGGCCTGGTTAAGAGCGGGTGATACCGCGGCGATGGACGAGCGCGTGCTCGGCGTCGCTGAGCTCGTGGATGCCGACGAGCGGTCCGTGAACGAGGTGTTCGGCTTCGTGATGCGCCTGTTCCTGCAGGCGGCACAGCAGGGCACGGACTACCGGATCTCGATGGGCACTGCGATGGTGCTCAGCCCCCGCTTCCAGCAGCTCCTGGATCAGGCGGCCCGCGCCGGGCTGCTGTCGCTCGGCGAGGAAGACGGCAAGAGGGTCATCCACCTCGTCGCCGATGCGGAGTTCTTGCACATGAGGACCCGCGAGGAGATCACGTGGGAGAACGAGCGGAAGGCTGACACGTCGGACCTGTCGCTGGTGATCCCGGTGCGGGTCCGGGATGGGGACGCGTGCCGCTACTGCGGCAAGGTCGTCTCGTTCGGGATGCGCCGCGGCAACCGTGCCGGCACCTATGACCACCTGATCCCCGGGCATCGCGCTCGGAGCATCGATGAGCTGGTCGTGGCGTGCAGGGGTTGCAACTCTGGGCGGGGAGACGGGGAAGGCGACCGCGGTCCGCGTTACCCGCTGCTTCCCCCTCCGTCCGAGCAGCAGCGCTACTACTCCTCGACCACCCTCGAGTGGTTCAAGGACCAGGGCACGGTGTTCACCGACCTGGGTCTGGTGATCCCGAAGCGCTCTCGCGGCGCGAAGGATCGAAAGCCGGGCAGCCAGACCCGACCCGACGCGAAGCCCCTCGAGGGCGTCGGTACCACCGAGCGAGCAGAGCACGCGGCGACCGCACCCAGCGGCGAACAGCGATCTGCCTCCCAGACGCGATCTGCAGACGCGGCGTCCGCATCCAGCGGCGACCAGCGCGCGGGGACTGCGCGGGGCTCGGCGGCCGACCGTGACCACCAGCGCGAGCGCCAGGACCCCGCTCGCGCTCCCGAGACGTCTGCAGACGCGGCGCCGCACACCAGCGGCGACCAGCGCGCGGGCGATCCCTCGGGAGTGCGAGCGGAGCGTCTGCCTCGCGCCGAGGTCGCATTTCAGGTAGCGCAAGACCCGGCCCCGACCAGCGCGAACACCGCTTCCAGAACGCTTCTGGAAGCTGAGGGTGCGGCTTCCGGAAACGCCGGGACGGGCAGGGACGGGTCGGGTCGGGTCGGGACGGACCGGGTAGGGACGGCACGGGAGGCCGCCGGCCAGGCGGCCCCCGGTGCTGGGAGACGTAGGAAGCGTGGCAGGAGACGGAGGGGTAGACGGTGAGTAGTGGAGGAGGAGCTGTGGAGACGGATGCGCATGAGGCCTGGGACTTCGAGAACCGGGTGAACCGTCTGAGGAACGAGCTGGATGAGGTGCCGCGGCTGGTGGGCGAGGTGTCGGACGTGATGCTGTCGATCGGGCGGTCGTCGCTGTCGATGGCTCCGGCGAGGTCGAGCGAGCGGCCGTTACCGGGCGGACGGGCGCTGGCCCTGCTCGGGCCGGTGTCGGAGCATGCGACCGAGGGTGATGACCTGCCGCATCCGGTGACGGTGCTGCGCGACATCGCCGACGCGGTGCGGGAGTGGCAGGGTGAGCGCTCGGTGCCGGGCGAGTCGATGGCGGCGGCGGTGGAGTTCGTGAAGTCGGCGGCGCGGTGGATCGTGGCGCACGAGGAGCTGGCTCGGTGGGTCGAGGCGCGGCTGGGGCAGACGCTCGGTCTGCTGCGGTCTCTCGTCGGCGAGGTGGAGCGCGTCGAGCCGAGGACGGTGGACCCGGCGCTGATCGAGGACCACATGCGGGCGATGCTCGACGAGGCGCCGGGCTCGTACCGGATGACGCCGGCGGAGGCGGATCACTTCTGGCCGGGGATCTCGGATCGGATCAAGGCGCATCGCTCGAGGGCGAAGGTGCGGGCTCGGGAGGACTCGAAGCGGGAGTCCCGTGAGGCGGGCGTACCGGTGCGGGTCGAGCCGGTGTTCTTCGCGCTGCCTGATGAGCGGGGCCGGTACGGCGCCGACGAGCTCGCGGAGTTCCATCGGGTGCGCGGGCATGTGCGGACACGCCGAGATGCTGAGGGGGTGAGTGCACGGGGCGTGGGCGTGTAGTAACCTGCGAGCGCGTGTTCAGCATGCCCTGATCCAGGTCGAGAACCCCGGTCGAGCCCCCGCGGCTCCCGGGGTTCTCGCATGTCCGGGGTGTGAGGTGCAGGCCCTTGACCGAGGTGGTGGTGACCGTGTGATCACCCGCCTCGGCTGCCGGGTGCGTAGGCGCTCCGCCTCGGCTCCCCCTCGCCAAGAGCGTCCTGCACGGCCGGCGGGTCACCCGCAGCCCACTCCACTGGGGTGGCCCGTCGGCGTGCTGATCGTGGGAGGTGGCCATGCCTCGCGCACCGCGCCGGCCGTGCCCTGTGCCGGGATGCCCCGACACCATCGGGGTCGGCGAGAGGTACTGCACGGAGCACGCCTCCCGGCATGAGCGGGTGCGCGGCACGAGGCAGCAGCGCGGCTACGGCCGCGAGCACGACCGGGAGCGTGAGCGATGGGCGCCCATCGTCGCGTCGGGCACGGCGCGGTGCGTGCGGTGCGGGGAGACCATCGTGCCGGGCACACCCTGGTCACCCGACCACACGGACGACCGGTCCGGGTATCTCGGGCCGGCGCATCGCCTGTGCAACCTCCGTGCTGCTGGGCGTGCGGTGAGGTGGCGGGGCAACGCCCGGTGACCCGCACGTGCCGGACCCGCGAGGGACCGGCTCCGGTCCCGACCTCGGGCGCGTCACCTGCGGCGATGCGCTCGCTTCACGGCTCGCTCGCGCCGCTCGCCCGACGCTCTGACCTGCGGGTTTGCTGGGCGCGTCGCGCGTCGACTGGCTCGTCTCGACCCTCTGACCTGCGGGTCCGCTCGCGCTCGGGTCGAGGACCATCGAGGCGGCGAAGCGTTGACCTGCGGGTTCGTTCGCCGCGCCGCGCGCGCCGTCGCTCGCGCGCCGCGAGCCGCGAGCCCCTGACCTGCGGTGATGGGTGGGGGGACCCCCTCCCCCCGCCCCCTCCGGGACCGCCGGGGAGGAGAACTCGTGCCCCCGCAGGTTGGACAGTTCTGATCAGGGGGTCCCCTGGACGCGCCTGATCACGCCGAGGAGGTGCTCGATGGCCGGCCCCGCTGCGCGCCCGGCGCTCGCCGTGCTCCGCGAGGGCAACCCGAGCCACCGGCCCGTCGAGGAGGGCGTGAAGCTCCCGCCGTCGGACTTCCCCGAGCCGAACTGGGCGCGGGAGTTTCCGGAGGCGAAGGCGCCGCGGCGGCCGAAGGAGCCGGAGCGGGAGCAGGACGAGTCGATCGAGCACTTCACCCAGCGGCAGTACCGCTACGACAAGCAGCTCGAGGCGTACGAGCTCCGCCGCCAGGCGATCAACGGCACCCGCTTCGTGCGCAAGCGGGCCTCGGAGGAGTGGCGGCGCGTCGTCCCGATCCTCCGCAACTCCATCGGCCTCTCCGACCCGGACTGGTCCATCGTCGTGGACCTGTGCGTGTGCGTCGCCCGCCTCGAGTGGTGCGAGCACGAGCTCGCCCGCGTCGGCCTGATCGTGATGGGCCAGCGCGGCGCCGCGAAGAACCCGCTGACGACCGTCGCCGGCCAGTACCGCGTGCAGCTGAAGACGTACATCCGCGAGCTCGGCCTCTCCCCCAGCGCCCGCACCGGCCTCCCCGCCGGCCCGGGGGACGACGACGAGGACGAGGACGACATCTTCGACTGATCTGCCCGCCACGACCCCCGAGAGGGCGCTGCGCGCGACCCGACGGGAGGTGACCGGCCGTGCCGACCGCGGACTACGACGCTCTCCCCGTACCGTACGACGCGCTGATCGAGCTCGGCCTCACGCACGAGCAGATCGTCGACGCCCTCGACCGCCGGCCCCTCGTCCTCGCCTGCCAGGCGAAGGACCACCCGGGCGCCTGGTACGACGTGCCGCGCGCTCGCCGGGCTCTGCAGGCGCTCGGCGCGTTCCGGCACACGAAGGGCCGCTGGGCGGGCGTGCGGATGCGTCTGGGCGAGGGCCTGGACCCGTGGCAGGTCGTCTGGGTGATCGCGCCGATCTTCGGCTGGGTCTTCCACGACGCGGAGATCGACCGCGTGGTGCGCGTGATCCGCTCTGCCTGGGTCGAGGTGCCGCGCAAGAACGGGAAGTCGACGATCTCCTCGGCGATCTCCGGGGTGCTGCTGCTCGCTGATCGCGAGCCGGGCGCCGAGGTCTACAACGCCGCCGGCAGCACGCTGCAGGCGGGCCGGGTCTTCGAGGACGCGAAGCGGATGCTGTCGACGTCGAAGGCCGCTCGGCGCCGTGTGGAGCCGCTGAAGGACGTCGTGCGCGTGCCGCGCACGGGCAGCATCCTCCGCGTCCTCTCCCGCGTCGCGGAGACTGCGCACGGCCTGAACGTCTCGGGCGCGATCATCGACGAAGTGCACACGCTGCGGCTGCGGCGCGCGCTGGTCGAGGCGATCGAGACCGGTGTCGGTGCGCGGGATCAGCCGCTGATCGTCTTCATCACCACGGCCGACGAGGCCGAGGAGGGGACGGTCTACGACGAGAAGCACCGCCTGACCCGGAACCTGGCGCTGGGGATCCTCTCGAACCCCTCGCACTACGGCGTGATCTGGGCGGCCGAGCCGTCCGATGACCCGTTCGCCGAGGAGACGCAGCGGAAGGCGAACCCGGGCTACGGGAAGTCGCCGACGAAGCGCTACCTCGAGGACGAGGCGACGAAGGCGAAGTCCTCGCCGACGTACCTCCCGACCTACCTGCGGCTCTCGCTGAACCTGCGCAAGCGGGCGCAGAGCCGCTGGCTGGACATCGACAAGTTCGACGAGCTCCGCGCACCGATCGACCGCGCCAAGCTGCGCGGCCGGCGCGCCTGGGGCGGCCTGGACCTGTCGGCCGTCTCCGACTTCTCGGCCTGGGCCGTGTGGGTCGAGTCGAACCGGCCGGGCTTCGAGCTGGACCTGCTGGTGCGGTACTGGGTGCCGGGCGAGCGGGTCGAGGACCTCGAGAAGCAGATGCTCGTCCCGCTGCAGCAGTGGATCGACGACGGCCACGTCGTCGCGACCGACGGCGACGTCATCGACTACTCGACGATCAAGTCGCAGATCATCGGCGACGCCCGCCACTTCGACATGCGGCGCATCTCCTACGACCGCATGTTCGCGGGCCAGATCGTGCAGGAGATCGACCAGGAGCTCCGCGGCGTCGAGGTGAACCCCGTCGGCCAGGGCTTTCTCGGCCTGTCCGCGCCGGCGAAGGAGTTCGAGCGGCTGCTCGGCTCGCAGACGGTCCGCTTTCCCGACGACCCGGTGACCCGCTGGATGGCGTCGGTCGTCGAGGTGAAGCGCGACGAGACCGACAACATCCGGCCCGTGAAGCCGAACCGCCAGCAGGCGCTGACCCGCATCGACGGCATCCAGGCCGCGGTGACCGGCCTGGACGGATGGATCCGCACGGCCACGCAGAACACGCACAGGAAGGTCGTCGTCGGCTCCCGGCGGTGACCGCCAGGAAGGGGGTGCTCGTGGCCACGGAGCTCGAGACGTTCGAGACGCTGGAGCGGATCCGGCTCGCCCGCCAGGAGCCCCTCACGCACCTGGACCTGTACCTCAAGGGCATGCAGCCGCTGAAGTACATGGCGCCGGCGCTCGAGGAGGAGTTCGGCGGCCGCGTCACCCAGCTGGTGATCAACTGGCCGAAGATCGTCACCGAGCAGTACGAGAACGTGCTGGACGTGACCGGCTTCCGCGCCCCCTCCACGGGCAACGGCGGGCCGAACGAGAAGATCGACGCGCTGATGTGGGACATCTGGAAGGAGAACGACCTCGACGAGCAGGCTCCGATGCTGCACACGGAGTCGATCGGCCTCGGCGACGCGTACATGATCTCCGGCCCCGGCGACTCCAAGGACGACCTCCCCATCGTCACCGCCGAGTCCCCCTTCCAGGCCTACGCCCGCCGTAACCCCCGCACCCGCAAGATCAGCGACGGCATCAAACGCTGGACCGAGGGGGACGACGACGAGAAGGTCGAGTGGGGGAACCTCTACCTGCCCGACGCCCGCATCACGTTCCGCAAGACCG